TGTAAAGCATCGGAGTTCGTTGATTTTGGTCATGGTGTAGTCTTGAACGTACTCGTATAACGATTCCGCTATGTCAGCGACTTGGTTGGGGTTGTCGTTTAGTCTCTTGATTGCTCCTGCCCATTCGCTTGGGTGGCTGATGGCAATGCAGTTGTCCTTTGTGATGTACGGAAGGTAGGGTTCCGTGCGGCTTACAATCAGAGCGCATTTGCTAAATCCAGCTTCTAGCATCTTCAGGTGTGATTTGCACTTTGCGAACTCGGATGTTGATAGCGGTACGAGGCTAACGTCAAAAAGATTATAGAGCTTATGGTATGCGCTTGGTGGAAGCGTTTTAAGCGTGTATGCTGCGTTCATTAACTGCGGGTAGTTGTCTACATCCGCAACGTAGGCTTCGTAGCCTGTGAGGTCAATTTTAGATTCTCTGATATCTATCTGATGGTGGTTGCCTCCTATGTAGCCAAAGCGTACTTTGTCGCTCGGCTCTCGCTCTATCTGCCAAGTCGGGACGCTGATGGCGTTGGGGATGATTCGGATGTTGGTGTTGTACTTCTTCACCTTTGAGGCAAGGTGCTTGTTGGTTACCCATACCTCATCTGCTGCTTTCATACTACGGATGATGCGAGCCTTCATCTTGTCGGCATACATCCCACGAAGCGGATGCGTAGGGGGTAGCACCCACCAGTCATCATTGTCTACAATTAGTTTGATTCCTTCCTTGCGGCAGAGCTTTACGAAGTCATCAAACGGCTCTACTGGGAATACCCGTGAGGTAAAGATGTGTGTGACCTTTGCCCACATATCAGGCTCAACGTCCGTGATCTTCTCAATGAACATCACATCTGCCTCTTGGTGGCATATCAGCGGAGCAAATACACGGTGATAGGTTACTCCCGAATTAGGCTTGTGGAATGCCAGTACAAACGGTCTACTCATAATGCTCGCCCGTGTTGCCGTTTTGCCCGATGATGTCCATACGTGCGTTCAGCTTTTCTTCTTCATCCTGCCAACGTGCGTGAGCTTGGCATTGCGACTCTTGATGTTTGAACCATCCTTTCATCGCTTTGCGCTCAAGGTAGTCGCTCCACATCTTCGCAGCAATAGCTCTGCGTTGGGGCTTGAAAGGATAGATGCTGCGTAGGCGAGCCATTGCGATACGCATAAATTGCTCTCTCATAGGTGTAGTTCGTTTTCGTTTAGGATGCGGTGAAGGGTGTTGCGAATCTTCTCGTACGTTTCGTGTTCCAAGTCAGGCATTGAATCAGGAGCGTACTTGGTCAAAGCTCTCAGCTCGGTGTCCATTACCCACATAGCGTACTTCCATTTAGCTCCATTGACTGCATCTTGGAACTCCTCTTGCTCATCGGGTAGGTTGTATTCAAGTGTTGCTTTCATTTCTCGTTGGTGTTAAAGGTTTCGTTGTAGTATTGTTCACCTGAGATAAAATCTTTTTTATCTACAACCATATCAACACCATCTCTATTTGCATTAATAATCTGCTCCTTCTCTTCTTGTATCCATATTTCTTTATTTGGAAATTCCCATTGTGGTAGATGCTCTTTATATGCAATTTCAATGGCCTTTATTAACCTTGTTACAACTGTATGTTTCATTTCTCGTTGGTGTTAAAGGTTTCGTTGTAGTACGTTTCGCCCATCCATTGCACAAGACCTTCTTCATTGTAATCCCAACCTTGTTTAACTGCATTCTCAATCTCCTCCTTGTGCATTGCTTTGGCTTGTTTGATACATTTTTCAAAACCTGCTCTTGTTACTCCGTTATGGTTTTCAAGTTGCTTTACCAACCATTCAATACTGCTCTGTTTCATTTCTCTTTTGTGTTAAAGATTAGTCCATTTCGTTGGGTTCAACAATATGGTATTAAAGGGTTCCAACAATAGTGTAAGAGTCCAAGTCCTCACCCAAGATGAAGAACCGCTTGTAGAGTTCAATGGCCTCCATTGTCTTGCGTTCTCCCTCCTCTACGAATTCAGGGCTGATGCCGTAGATGCCAATGTCAAGACTCGCCTTGTCAATAGCGATGAAGTAGAACTTGTCAATAGGCACACCAAAGAGTCGGGTGTAGATAAACGCCTGTACATCGTAGCCGTACTTCTTTGCCGAGTAAGGGAATGCTCGTAGGTCGGTTGTTGTTTTCAAGTCAGCCAAGAATCCATCTGCGTAGATGTCAGCCTTCGCCCTGAAGGGCAAGCCGCCAATCATACCAATCTTTGGTACTTCAAACTCGCAGCCCGTGATTAGCCCTAATACGTTCTCGTTGCGTAGCAGGGCATCTGCGATGCGTTGGGCTTCATCGTACTCCTTACGGGTGCAGATGTTTCGCTTGCCTTTTGCTTCTTGCCACGCCTTAGCGTTCTTGCTCTGCACCTCAATCACCTCGTACTCCTCTACCTTGTGAGGCTCAAGAGCCATCAGGTGAACCAAGCGACCTACGGCAAAGGCATCAGAGTCTTCGCTTCCGTACTTGGTGACGTAGTGGTAGGTCTTTGGTGAGGTCAGCAGCAGCTTACAGGCCGATGATGATAGGGCATTCTTTGATAGGTTGCCGTAGTAGAAGGAGTCATCCTGCATCTTGGCAAGGACTGTATCCATATCCCAAGTGCTGCCATCAAGTAGTTCTATGATTTTCATCTGATTGGTTTTGTTAAAGATAAGCAAAAATGTTTATTTGCGGAAGTTTGACTCGTACCATTCTTCAAACGGCACACGAATCAGCGCATCGTGGTAAGCGTGGCGCAGATTGATTTGCTCCATCAGTTCGATGTCCTTGAGCATTGATTCGGACAGGTCTACTGTCTTTAGCTCTCGTAAGGTTTGGGCGATTGTTTTCATTCTTCTGATGCTACGGTTGTTGCCCAATTGATATACGCATAGTAAATCTGCGAGTCAAGTGCAGGGGGTGGGTTGTGAATTGATGAGGTCGGGTAGGCGGTGGTCATAATGTAACCGTCTACATCCGCTTGCTCCTCGTGATAGGTAATGTCCATCTCGTAGGCGTAGAAGTCGTTGACGTGGTCATAGCCAAGCCACTCGGCAAGCACTTGGTCAGAGTTTAGGTTGTCGGGGTCGTAGTCCTCTAACGCATCCCAGTAAGCCTGTGGTAGGACATCCTTGTCCTCAAGCCAGAACTTCAAATCTTGATAGTCAAAATTCATAGCCCAACGATTTCAAGAGTCCATAGGTAAGCCCATACAACTACCGCAGCAGCGATGGCTTGAGCAACAAAAGAGAGTAAGTGTTTCATTCTGATTGGTTTTAAATGATACCCAAATGTACACAAAGCATTCATACCTACAACACTATGCACGAAACTGAATATACTTTGAACAAAAAAGAGGGCTATTTGCCCTCTCTCCATTGTGTGTAGCAAACTGCTACTGCTTGGTCTTTGTCGGTGTACTCGCTTGCTATTGCTTCCATACATCTCTGAATGAAGTCGCTTTGCTTTTCACCTGCGTTAGGTTTGGGTATTGGCATAAAATAAACATTTAGATTTAGGTACACGATAGAACTCATCTAAGCCGTTTCGCTCGCTTGTTGCTATCGTTTTGATTTCACGATACTCCTCTCGGTAGATAACATCAGAATGAGCCATCAGCAGGGCTTCCGTTTCAGCACATACAATCACATAGTAAAAGTCACCAAACTTCTTCTTGCGACCCAAGAAACTTACCGTGTCGAACTTAAACGAGTCTACATCGGTGAATGGGTAGTTATGCTTGACCTCAACCTCAAAGGCTATCTGCTTTTTGTTTTTGATGTCATAGGTCAATACGTCAACCTTGTAATCCTCTTTGTCCTTTGTGACTATCTCAAACCTGTCATCGAATGATTCAAGCCATTGCACAAGCACATTCCTACCCCACTCATCATTCCTGTCGTAGGATGCCTGTACAAACTTTCTTGCTCCGTACATCAGTAGGCGTTGTACAAGGTTGTAAGCTCCTCTAATCTGCCTCGCATACAAGAACCGCAGTTAGTTGGCTGCACGTTGTCGTGAAATACTCGGTTGTAGATTTTATTCAGTTCCGTCTGTTGCGCCACAGTTACCACATTGCGACCCTTCATCGTGCCAATAAACTCGTACTCCTCTTTGGTCAAGCATTCGGGCTTGCGGTAGCGGAATAGCTTGTTGAGCTTTTCTTTGCGGGCATCGCATCCGCAGTCTACGCCTGTTGCTTCGCTAAACCAGTCAACGGCTGCCTTGATGCCTGTGGCGGTTGTAATCTGCTCAATGGTGTCACCCAAGCCGCTTGGCTTCCTGCCACGCTTTGTAGGTTTCGTTGCAGTCGGTTTGGATTCGTTCTCTTGCATTTTTTAGGGTATTGAAAATTGAACGTGCTGAAATTTTGGTTTCATCCGCAAGGGTGCGAATGCTCATATCAGTGTTGTGGTAGAGGTGGAAGATTTTCTTGTCGTACCAATGCCAGTCATCGGCAGTCTCCCATATCTCCTCGTATAAGCTTTGCAGTTCGATTTCTGCTTCTACATTCGCCTCCTCAAAGATTAGCTCATCCTCAAGGGTAGATACGTCTACAAACTCGAATCTTGCTTTAGCCTTCATCAGGCTCGTGTACATATTGCGGAGGGTAACGTAGACAAAAAAGGTGTTGACCTCCGTTTCGTTGTACATTATCTTCTCCGCATCGTCAACGTACTTGTACAGGCGGACGTACATTTCTTGGACAATATCTTGCGCAAGCTCTTGGTCTGCACCAAAGCTTCGAGCCATCCGTATCCAATCGGTATGGCGTGCCGCAAGTATTGTCAGGAGTTCCAACTAAATTCTAGGATTAGGATTCCAAGAGCAACTTGGATTTGCTGGATGGTTTCTTCTTCTTCGAGGTAGTCGGTCTTTGACCAGTTCACACCAAGAACAAAACCATACACGGGGTAGATGCCTACATTAAAATTCATCGAATGTCTTTTTCAAAGTTAAATATAACTCTTTGTATTTAGATAACTCCGTTATCATATCGTTGAGGTGTTTTATTTCATTCGTGAGGGCCGTTAAATCAGCATTCTCAAGAGCCTCAATCGGGTTATCATCACGCACGTCACAGGCTACCTTATACGCCCATCGGTAGTCCTTGTACAACATACGTGCCTCGTGTGTCTTGCAGGCGTGTACGATGCTGCTATGGTCTTTGTCTATAACGTGTCCAAGTTCCATTAGACTTGCGTGTGAGCGGTAGGCTTTGCAGAATGCGCCTCTTGCTAGAACGTACTCACGTTTGCGGGTATCGCAGTCCGACAATCCCAAGCGAGTCATAAAGGTTGAATAGTTCTGCTGAATCTTTTGTAGTTCGAAAGCTCTCATTTGCACTTGATTGGTTTAAGCTCGTTTTGTTTGTATTTCTCTAAAATGTGGCTCATTGGTAAGCTATAATGCGTATGGTCTTTGAGCCGTTTGATCTTCATTTCGCTGCACCACTCCACAAGTTTGTCTTCGTTGTCTTGGATGATGGTGTAGTCAATCACGAGGTATTGTTCGCCTTTTGCTTCAAAGCACTCGTACTTCTGGAAAGGTGAGAAAATCTGCTTCATAGGTTGTCCTCTATAATCTTTTGCAGCCTCTCAATCTCGTAGTGCATCTCCTCGTTGTCAACTCGCAGCTTGGCGTTGGCGAGGTACATCTCGTTCATCTTGCTTTCGGTGAATTGGCGGTAGTCAATAAACTGCTGCAAGAGCAAGTCTGCGTAGTGGCAGTTCATCACGTGGTGCAAGAACTCATCCTGTATCTCTCTGCCGTTTGCTTTGTCTGCTGCTTGCTTTGCAAGGTACATCGCAGTACCCGCAAGCATCAATTGCTTCTCCCTAATGTAGAGGTCGTGGGAGTCATCAGAAGGGTACATCGGCAGAGGGGGTTTGGTCTTCTTTAATGCCAAGCAAGTTACGCCCATTCATCTTGAATCCAACATTACCAATAATGGACTGAAGCACGAGCGGTGTTTCCAATGGCGTAACACGACCGCCTGTCTCCATCTCCTTGACTTTGCGGACGTGGACGTGAGTGTAAATCCAATCCGTTTCGTGCTGGCTATAACGGTGAATCACGAGTACAGAATCAGCACGGTTGCCCCACTTGCCACCACCTTCAATATCAGAGGTCATCGGTGGCATCGGCATCCCTGCGTATGTGTGACTGGGTGGGTGCGTCTTACGCATTGCCTCCGTTACGGGGTGAGTGTTCACGATGGTGGTGACGTTGTTCTTGTGGGCGAATACCCGAATGGCAGATGCTACCTCGTAGTGGTATTCGTGCATACCCGTCTTGCCCAACTTCTTTTGGTCGGTGGAAAGTGAGTTGTATGGGTCTATCATTGCTCCTGTGTAGTCCCATTCGTTTTTGATGGAGTCCATCACCTCAAGGAGTTCAAATGCGTTGAATAGCCTGTTGCCGTCTATGAACTGAAAGTATTCGTTGATGAAGTCCAGCTTGCGGTGCATCGTGAGTTCATCAATTCCCTGAATGGGTTTGCATACAAGGAACTCAATGAGCTTGCGCTTGAGTGAATGCACATCGTTCTCGGATGAGTAGATGAGCCACTTCTTGCCGTGATTGTACGACTGAAGAAGCATCAGGTACATCAGCGTGTGGGTCTTGCCTACGTTGGCGTGACCAGTAACGACTACAAACTCTCCGTCTTTGAAACGTAGGTATTGGTCTAACTCAAAGACACCGAGTTTGCCTGTGTCGTAGTATTTGCCCTTCAACGCTCGCTGAAGGTAGGGTAACGAAGATTCGTTTGGTAGTAAGTCTGGATGTTTCATTGTATCTGATTGGTCTTACAAATATAGAAAAGTATTTGAATAAAAAAAGCCTCCCGAAGGAGGCTCTATCACAACGATGCCAAGAAACCAATCAGAAAGGCGATTCGTTGCGTGTAGCGAAATGCTCGGTGTGAGAAGCGGGTGCGGCTGATTGGCCAGACATCCACTTGTTAAAGGTCTCTGCGTTAGCCAAGATGGTGTTCACATCGTGACCTGCGGCACTTGCGTACTCTACTGCTGCCTTCAAAGCAACTTGGCGGATGATGGAAGCGGAGCGGTCATCACCCGATACTTTCGAGGTATTGGCAAAGCTGCCTCCGAAACTTCCACCACCTCCACCAAAATTGTTTGGGCGTTGGATTTTGATAGTACCCTTTTCATTCTTGGTGTACTCTACCTCATCGCCTACGGCATACGAGGGGGTTTGTGATTTTGCAAACGCAGTTCCGAAGTCTCCGTTGTCAAAACGGATTTCTAACTTGAACAGGTCTTGCCATTGCCCCGTAGGGGTGATGCTTACGATTTTAGCCATTGTAGATTGGTTTTAAATGAATAGAATTGATTGCTGCTCCAAAACTTCGATGCGAGCTTGTAGCTCCTCTATCTTGCTTTGTAGTGCTTGGATTTGCGCTTGCTGCGCTATCACCGTTTGGGTGTATGTTTCTTGAGAGAGTGATAGTGTCATCTGATTGGTTTTAAGTTTGACACTACAAATATAATCAAGTTTGTGAAACCACCAAACCTTGAAAGGTAATTTCTGCGGTGTCGGGATGGATGTCGGGATCGTGTTCCAGCTTCAGCTTCCGCACGTAGGCTCTTGAGTCATCCTTCACCCCTCCCCATTTGCGGAACGCATCCAGTGCAAACTTCACCGCCATAATCGAATTATCTATGTCGTAGCGGTAATTGACCTTGCAGGTAATGTAGACGTGCTGAATGGGTATGCAGTCGTACTCTTGCAGTTGTTCCAACACTTCAGCGCAATGCTTGTCCTTTGCCTTTGCTCGTACTGTCCAGTGCTTAGATGCATAAAATGCATTTAGGCTTGGCACCTTGCCCACGACTACGTGGTAGGATTTTAGCTCTCCTGTTGCAGGTACCCGCATTGGATGGCGAAGTGGTAGTCAAGCTTGGCTATCTGAGCGAGCAGCTCTTGCTCTTTGTATTTAGCCTGTTGGCGAGCAGCATACGTGCTATCGCAGTTGGCAAAGAGCGAAGCGCATTCAGCGAGCAAGAAGTCAATTTTCCTGCGCTTGGCAGGATTAGTATAATACTGCATAGTTGACATTGACTCCCTCATTTGTTGTGCTTGTTGCTCGTTGCTCATCTTGTGCTGATAGGTGGATTTGGCGTTCTAGTTCAAACTCAAGGTGTGCGATAGCCTTGCGAATGTCTTGGGTGATTGGGTTGTTGGGCTTCTTTCCTGCTCGCATCAGGTAGGTGAGTGCCGTACCTAAGTTGTAGTTATCAGGTTGGAAGTCCATCACAACATCCTTCGCCTCTATTCCGAGTGTTTTGCCGATGTAGTAGGTTGGTGTCTTGCTCATTTCCTGTTGGTTTGCTCAAAGGTAAGTCATCCCAGTAGATGTAGATATGGTCATTCATTATTTAGAATCACTATAAATTAGCATAGGTACTTGCGTAATTAAAATTTTATTTGTTTTTTTTACAAGTTAACTTAGTTAAGTAAGTTATAATATACCTGAAGGTATATATTAACTCAAGTAATATCAACTCTCAAGTATAATATCAACTTACCAAATACTTGAAAGAAAAAAGAAACCAAGTAAAGAAAAAAGAAGAATCTCGCTTCTAACGCATCCAAATGCATCAAGGTAGGTCAGTATACCTTTTGAGGTATAAAACCTCTCTAATGAGCTCTAAAGTACCTTAAACGGGTATAATTACTCCGTCAACTTATCCACCCAACGCTTGAAGAAGTAGAGGATGGTCAGAATCAGAATAGCACCAAGCACCATCTGGTCAAAGTTCCAACCCTTGCGCTTTGGCTCTTGCTTGGTTAGAATCTTGGTCTGAACTACTCGGATAGTATCAGGATCACAAGCCGCCTCAACGACCACCTTTCGGTCGATGTACTGGAGCTGAAGGCGTACCTTGTCTTGGTAGATCACGGTGTCCTTCATCACCTCCAGCGTGTCGATGAGGTACTTTGTGTCCGTTACAATTACCGTGTCCCGAACAGTCACACTCTCGAGGATGGGTTGAGAAGTACGGCATCCACTAACTGCCGCAAGAATCGCAGCCGTCAGGATTGTCAATGTTGCAAGTCGGTTGTTGAGCATTTTCTAAGTCGTTGATGAAGTCCTCTAAAGAAGCCAATGGAATTTGGTTTTTACGTTGAACGAAGGGCAAGCCTTTGCAGCAAACTCGTTGTGACCGTGTAGGCTCATTTCTCCGTGTGTTGCTCGCAATGCCTGTATCAAATTAACCATCGCCACCTCTTGTGCTTCGTTCAAAGTGTCCTTTGCTTTCATATTTTTATCACAACCACCAACGTACACTATGCCGATGGAATCTTTGTTGTGACCGCTTGTATGCGCTCCCGACTGCTCAATGGGTCGGCCTTCGTGTACCGAGCCATCCAAGTAGATCACGTAGTGGTAGCCAATGTCTTTCCATCCTCTGTCCTTGACGTGCCATCTGCGGATGGTGTCAACGCTAACGTGGCGGCCTTCAGGGGTAGCCGTGCAGTGGAGGATGATGCGGCTTAGAGTTCTCATTGGTTTTGATTTTGATAAACCTACTTAACAATCTTAAGTAAAATTGTTGAACCGACTTAACGACCTTGTGAGGCGTAGGGCTTCTTGTAGTTCTTGCTATGCTTGTTGCTGCTCGCACTCTTGGAATGCTTGCCTCGCTTCTTGCTCTTGCTGACGTGGTTACTTACTAGCTGCTTTTTCATCTTTTGGGTCTTTTAGAAATAACAAAGCGAATGCTCCAACCATAAAGGTGGATACTTCGGTGAGGGATGCCTTCTCCAAAAACACTAACAAAAAGCAAAGGCTGATAAGAATCAGCCCAAGCAATGTGGTTTTCGGATTACGAAATAAACGCTCAATTAGCATTTTTCTCCTTCAGCCAATCTCTGCGCCACTTCCATAAAGTGTAAGCAAGAGACGCTACAAGGACTAAAAGTCCAAGAGCTTGATGAACGTAGCCTACGAGCAACCCTGCTCCAGTAAGCGACCAAGAGGTGATTACACTATCAGCCGACTCCTTTGTCATTTTCAAGGGTATTTTGGTATGCTTGGATTAGCACACGCAGTTCATCAAGTTGCATAATAAGGGAAGCCTCTTGCTGCTTCAGTTGCTCAAGGCGAGATTGTAGATGTTCCATTAGAGGTAATTATTTGCTGATTTTACTCTTGTTCGTCTAACAAAGGTAATTCAGCCTCTTCAGCAGGAACTTCAGCAGCGACCTCCTCAACCAAAGGCGTAGGAATCATAGCCCAAGCATCGTTGGCAATGCTGCGGTAGTAGCCTTCTGCTCCCAATACCTCATCGGCTGCGGGATCGTTTACCTGAAGCACCGTGCGCCAATAAGATGAGGCGATAACTGCGCCATCCTTTACAACATCGGTGGTCTTGCGTACTTCAATTGTTCCGTCAACCTTGACGTTGAATGCGCTGATGTAAATTACTTCTTCAATCATTTTTGTTTAGTTTTATTTTTTATACGAAGTAGGTGATTGTTCCACGAAGCTGCATATTGCCCGCACCTAAATATGTGTCAACATTTAATCCTGAGTGAGTTCCCGAACTGCCATTATCTTGAATTAAATCAGCACTTGAAGTTCCTCCGCCCATTTGAACCAAAGGGTTGGTTAGTGCAGTTGCGAGATTATCAAAAAGAATAGCTCCTTGAGGGTAAATGCCTACTTCAGCCGTAAACGGAAACGACCTAATTTGCAAAGTGCCACCTGACAATGTGTTTTTTGCAAAAGTGATGAAAAACTGAACTACAACCTGCCGACCAATTTTAGTGTAAGTCCCCAATTGAGATGTGTAGGTCGCAGCACCCGAACCTGTTCCAACAACAGTCGGAGTCCAAGTCCCCACCTCGTAGTCATCAAGATATTTAGAAGCACCACTATCAAAGTAGATGCCCCCTGCTGATGATAGTAGGATGTTGCCCGATGTGGCTATGTCGCCATTAACGTCAAGTTTTGAAGCAGGACTGGAAGTGCCGATGCCTACGTTTCCTGCGGAGGTGATACGCATACGCTCGGTGTTCGTTCCGTTAGATGGAGCCGTGCTTAACACGATGTTTCCATCTCCGTTGAAACTTGTAGACGTACCTACAATAGAAGCACGGATGCCGCTTGCTCCCGAAGAACTATCGTTTGAGATAAAGTTTACGCTGCCCCAATTTTGACCATTTACCGAAGTTGTAGTGTTCTCCAAATTAAGAACGCCACCACCCGCAGAAGAATCTGACTTGATGGTTGTATTGCCATTTGAGGCAATGCGAAGGCGTTCGGTGTTACCGCCTGTTGCTATAATTAGCGAACCAAGAGGTGCTTGAATGCCAAAGTCAGTAGTGCCGCCTCCTGAAACAGTTTGAGAACCACTACCTACATATCCAAAAATACCTGCGGTTGATTTATACTGATTATACAAACCATTCGTTGTTGATTCGTATTGTACTATATCAGTAGAAGATAAAATGTGCAATGGAAAAGCAGGCGAACTCGTCCCGATGCCTACGTTGCCTCCAAATGGATTAATAGTAAGATTTAATGATGTATTAGTGGTATTATTAAAACTTTGTAGCATTGGTATGTCAGCAGCAACATAACCAATACCTAACGATATAGCGGGATTTGCTATATCAAATCTTGAACTTAATGTAGTTGCAACATCGCTTATTGAAGTAGAAACGCCTCCGCCAACTAAATGCATCTTTGAAGCAGGACTCGCAGTACCAACCCCGACCCGATTATTCGTAGCATCTACAAACAACGTATTGGTGTCCACCAAAAGGTCACTTGATACGTTAAGTGTACCCGTGATAGCCGTATTTCCGTTTACGTCTAAAGCAGTAAAAGGCGTTGATTTATTAATACCAACCCGATTGTTGGCAGTATCAACCACAAGAACACTTGTATCAACCCTTAAATCATTTGACACCGCCAACGTACCCGTTACACTTGCCGCACCCGTAGATAAAGCAAGAGCCGAGTCATTACCCAAGCCATCCGTTAACGTCTTTAACGACCCCGTAAGCGGAGCGTTGTCCGTAACCTTGATAAGACTATCGTAGGTAGTTTGTGGGGTAGTCCCCGTTAAAGTTGTTCCCATTACGCTCCTGTTATATTAGTGTCACCCGTATAGCTGCTCCCATACACCGAACCCCATCCAATGAGGTTGTCATAAGCCTTACCCCATCCGATGCTATTGTTTACTGCTCCTTGTCCCCAAGTCATTTAGATACTTTTTTAGCTTAATTATATTATGTTTCTTTGGCTCGTAGGTTTTCCTACAACACCCAAGATGCGAAGTTTGCGTCCGTGTCGGGGTAGACATCAGCATTGTTGTTTGAATTGTACTCTGGGAATGTCGCTTGATTGTAGCTCATATA